GGGTTGCCCCAATTACTCCACGACAATGCCCATAATGGTTTATCTACTACTTCAAGACCCGCCATTTTACAGCAATAAGCTATGAATAAACCACACCAAGGTATTTCGTCTGAATTGTAAACGCTTGCTAACTTTAATTCTTTAGCCCAACCTAATATAACGGGGTTGTGTTCTTTACCTACTATTTCAGTTACTCCAAGTTGTTTAACAGCTTGAACTAAAACACGGGGTGCTTTTTCTTGTTTTAACCAATCGTAATTCATTCAATTTCTATTAATTCATCTTTTGGTACAATAGCAAAATGAGTAGTGTCATTAATTGGCTTCGAAGCCACGTTATTACTTTTACCATAACAATCATATAAGCGATGTTTTAAATCTTGAACATCGGAATGAGTATACCATAACCATAATGCAAGAACACCAGTTGCTCCCTGCTTTTTGATTATTTCTAAAAATTTTGTTATATTAATCATTTTATTTTATTCTTCTATTGTTACTTCAAAAGTTGTTGGCTCTCCTAATATTTCTCTTATACTTTCATCAAAGATAATATACCAAAAGACGGGCGTATCTAAATCCGCTGTTTCATAGTCTACCCAATATTGAGTAACATCTTCAGGTGAAACTGGTAAACCATAATAATCAGCACATTGTTTACGCGCGTTAATTGCCTCTTGTTCATTCGTGTATTTGTATCCTGTTATTTCCATTAGTATATTGAATAATAGTCATTAATGTTTGTTTCTATTGCTGTTCTATTGGATAATTGATTAGTATCAAATATTATAAATTCTTGAACTCCTCCACTTAATGCTCCATTTGCTCCATTACCAATCTGGAAAATAGCATTTGCATAAGTTAATGTATATGTAGCTGTTCCACCTGTTGCTCCATTATCAAATCCCCTCATAACATTTCCTGAATCCATTACACTAACTTGTAGCCTTTGGTCTGTATTGTTTCTAACTATTGATAATGTTGAACTAAATGAAGTGCCTGCGGAATTAGATATAAAGAAATTTAAAGGAGATGACGTCCTTGTATCTCCAAATCCTCTTATTTGGTTATTTGAACCACTTGTAGAACTTGTCCAAAATGTTTTAAGAGTTCCTGTTGTATTATTATTATAAACTGAATAGATAGCAAATTCATTACCCGAATTAATGGCTGATATTGGTGATATGTAAGAAAGTACGTCATCAGTTCCGTCAAATGTAATTGTTGATTTTAAATTTTTAACTTCAACAACTCCAGAAGAAACAATTTTAGGTTGTTGCGTAGCGACACCTCTAACTAAATTTAATGCATTCCCACTTTGGTCATACCATGTTGTTATAAATCCATTACCAGCACCGCAAAAAGTAAGTAAAGACGAAGTATCCAAATCACCACTTACAAAGTTAATATCCTGCTCCGCATTATCACTTGAACGTCTTACTCTTATTGCCGCTCCTGTGTATGCTGTTCTTAGTTGCCTAAGTGAATACGCAACCGCCGCCCCTGTGTAAGTATCTAAAAGTAAGGAAGCCGCTTGAACGCCTACAATATCAGTAGCACCCGCCCAACTATCAGCGTGAATGTCACCCCAGCCAATAGCGTTGTTTGCACCTTGCCCCCAACCTATTGTGTTGTTTGCTGCTCCGTCACCCCAACCGTTACTATTTGCCATTTTAATATGTTTTGCTTAATGTGAATATATCTGAATAAATAGAGTTGTTAGCGTTGTTAGTACTAAATTGAGCCGTTATGTCTAAAGTATTACTTATAGTAGTACTAAACGTTGTTGAGTTAACCGTATTCCAAGCAAACCCCTCTTGAGTTCCCGAAGCAGCCTTTAAAACGTGAAATTGTGACAAAACAACTATTGAAGCAGTACCCGCAGCACCTATTGCCCTAACGGTAAACGTAGTTGTTAAATACCAAACCTGATTAGTAATTGAAGGCATTGTTAACGCCCCCGAACTACCTAAACTAACCGCACCCGATTTTAATCTTATTGTTATCGTGTTTCCGTTTTGGGCTGAAATTAATCCGCCCATATCTAAACGAAAAGAATCGCCAACCTGAAAACCATTTGCAGGGACAGTTAAAGAACCTACTCCGCCATCTATTAAAGTTAGTTCACTCGTAGTTGCTGTTATCGTTGTGCTGTTTGCCGTTTGAGCAAAAACACGATAATTAACGTTATTTCCGTTTACTCTTTTAGTAACGTAACCACCCCCTAAAACCTCAGCAATAGGAATTAAATCAGTTTGTGCTAAACTACTTCCCTTTGCTGTTAGTTCCGATATCTTTACTTTTGCCATCGAGTTTTTTTAAATAAACGAGTAATTTATTAATATTTTCCTTTTTTGGTTTGTATGTCTTCATAATATCCAGCCTCCGTAGTTAATATTATCACTTGGGTAAACGTCACCCGGTTCGTTTGCATCGTACTCAGGAAATAAAGCCGAGTTGTTTATTATGTAATCTAAAAATCTTGAAGTGTATCTATCCGCTAAAGTTTTGTAATATTCACGTAAATAATCAACTTCGTTTTTTTCTACGTTTTCAGCATTCTCACTTGAATGTTTATAAACACCTTTGTTAGCTATTGTATAAGCTGCGTTCGGCATATATTCGTACATCGCCCAATAAATCAGCATCCACTTAACGTGACCTTCTAATAAAAATTTGTAATCTTCGTTCCCTGCGTCGTTTACCTCGTTATCTTCAATCAGTTGTTTTAATTTGTCTACTAACTTAGTTCCTAAATAATTTTCTATTTGAACGTCTTGAGCAATCTTAATAAACTGAATAAATTTGTCCGTGTCTACATTGCCATTTAAAGCCGTGTAACGAACTATGTCATCTCGTGTTATAAAAAGTATCTCAGCCATTATTGAAAACGTTTGTTAGTTGGTAAAAAACCATTGTAAGGCATATCCTTCGGTCGCATCGCAACTAATTTAGGGTTACGAACTCTATAACCTGCCTTTTCAGCTTTATTCGTTGAAATTGTTTTAGCTTTTGGGCTTAATGGGTCGATTCCCGTCTTTTCGTCAAACGCTACAAACGTTTTTCTTCTCCAAACGTGACCGCAATCACCACCGCCCTTATATAACCAAATTGAATAAAGGTCTATCCCTTCAGGACCCCAACCCTCATTTACTACTTGATTACTCATTCTAATAATATCTTCTTTCCTATAAAGTTTATTTGCTCCAATCATTTTTTTACAAAACTCACGGCTATTTTCTTTTATTTGCCCATCGTAAGAATATCGAGTAATAAATTTAATTCCGTCTACTACTTCATCTTGTTCACTTTTTGCTCGTGGATTTGCTGTTCCTGTTGAAACTAAATTTACTATTTTGCTTAATAAACTTTTTTTAGGTTTGTTTAAAGTTTCTATTTCTTTGTCCGCTTCTTCTTCTGCGTCATAATCAACTACATAATCGTCAATTAAAACCCAGTTTTCTTGTGCATCTTCGCCTAAATCAATTAACGCTTGAGCTATTACGGAATCTTTACTTAACATCGTTCCCGTTTCTTCTGCTACTTGTTCTTCGTTTTGTGCGTTTTCTACGTCCGTAAACTCTAAAGGTTGTAACGTTCTAAAAGCCAATTTAAGCGATATTCCGTTAAAAGCTAATATTCTATCCAAAGAAGCTATTAAAAGGTCTTGAAACGGCTTAATAACCATATTGTCGAATAATATAGCAGAGTTTTTTAACTCGTCAGCATTCGAACTGAAACCAGTTGATGTTGCAATCCCAAATAAAAGCGGAGAAGTTACGTTATGACCTAACATAATTTTGCGTAAACATTCTTCACTTAAGTAAGTGTAATGTTCGGGCGCATCGTTTAATGGTATATCTTCAACCGTAGTTTTGTTTTCGGGGTTATCGTTAAAACTTACTATTACTTTTCGTCCTTTAGAACCTGTCAATTTTCCTAAAACTTGTTGGCTAATTTCGTCCTGCATTTCGGGGGTCGGAACCCCATTAGAAAAGTTTACGATTTTAGTTCCCGAAAAAGAATTTTGCACCTCATTAATCAAATAATTTGACACTTCTTCTTCTAATAACGCATAGCTTAAAGCCCCTTGATAGTCAACATAACTAAAATACTTCATTCCTAACGAATAAGGCTTAATGTAAAGTATTTCTATCTCATCTTTTGAAAAGCCAAAAGCGCTAATTCGTTTAGGTGGAAACTTTTTTGTATCTTCCCAATTATCAGAATAATAATAGGCTTCTATTTCTCCGTCTTTATTGCACTTTTCAGGTGCTAATAACTGAACTGGAATGTGGTAAGCCTTTAGAATTTTTTTATGCGATTTGTCGTAATGAACTTGTATAGCGCATTGTCCTAAAGCCTTTAATTCAAAACATAACTTTCGTAAGCAATCTTGATTAAATAAAGCCATCATTTGAGCGTACTCGTTTGGCTTTCTATTAGCATCTAAGGCAAATAACCCACGTCCGTAAATTAAACGGCTTATATTGTTTATAATTGCGTTATTGGTTGTTGAATTTTTGTATCTATCTATCAAAAAAGTAAAATAAGAATTTGCATCACCATAAGTAACCCAATCTTCCCTCTTTGATTCTACTACTTGAGGCGGTTCGTATTTTGCTAAATTTATAACGTGAAAATTATTCATAAACTATAAAAGTATTTGTTGTCGAATTACTTACATACTGTCCGTTGTTAACTGAGAAACTTACAATAGGTTGGTCGGTGCAAAAAGCCTTACCCCTATAAATTAAATCTCCGTTGTTAAATAATTCAACATTATAAAAGCGATTTTCTATTAATGCACACTCAACGTTTAAAATTTGGTAGTAATCTTTATCCACTACGCTATCGATGTTTATTGTAACTGGGTCGTTTGTGCTATCGTCCGTAAAAATCAAAGTGTCAAACGTTGTCGAACGTGGCACGATAACCAATGGCTGAGGGCTTAAAGTTGTTGTTAATACGTTCATATAATATAAACGTTTGTTTCGTGTTCTTGTTTCTAAAAACGAAAAACCCCACCAATTTAGGCAGGGTTAATCTATGCTTGGAGAAAAGAAATTTCTAAGAATCTACAATTGTTGCTCCGTTCAAAATAGTTGAAGCCAAGTCGCTTTCACTATTTGTGTTTAAGAAGTTAGCAGGCAAATTTTCCATTCCTGTAAATGTCAAATTATAACCATTAAAATCTCCCATTGCAGTTCCTGAAGATACGGTTCCCGCAGTTACGTCACAACCTCTTTGCAAACCTGCTATAAAAAATTGATTACCTTTTGTTCTTACAATAATGTGAGGACGACCGTAAGATAACAATTTAACAGTTTTGTGTGTTATAGCGTCTTGCTTCTTTAATTGAACGGTTAAAACTTGCTCAAAAAATGTAGTTCCATTATCTCTTGAAGTTTGGATAGTTTGCTCAAAAGAGTTAGCACCCTTCAATTCATATTTATAAATAGTAGTAACGTTAGCAATATCTGAAATTGTATCTTCATATCCTGCCGCTACTGAATAAAGAACGTCTCCACCCAAAGTTGTAGCGTCAGGGTTGAAGTCTCCGTAGTTAATAAAATAGATAGCGTCAAGTCCACTTACTGAGTCTTTACACGCTTCTAATCTTCCATTTGCTATATCACAGCTCATATTTTTATTTTTTTAGTGTTAAACAAAAAAGGGAAGGCATTTGACCTCCCCTCGTATTAATTTATAGTTAGATTAGATTCCGTAAGTAACAACGTCAGAAGCGAAACCATATTTAGCATCTGCAGTAAATCGCATAACTACTCTTACGTTTTGAGAACCGTCAAGGTCACCCATATCCAAAACTCTTACTTCGTTCATATCATTCATTAATCCTGTAGCAAAATATAAGTTAGATGTTTGAGCAAGCAAAGCAGTGTTAGAAGCAAGTCCGTTAGCTAAGAAAATACGAACTCCGTCAAAGTAAAGGTCGTTCAAAGTTTGGTTAGTTCCTTTGTTATCGTAACCATTAGCACCTACACCATTAGCAGCAAAACCACCCAAAGCACGAACATACGCTCTATATATGTTTGAAGAAACATAAAGAGTTAAATCTTCTTTTCCGTACAATGCAGCAGGAAGAGCGTCAATCATTGAACCTAATTGAGCAATAACGTTAGTAGCGTCTACAGTTGTACCTGCGATTTTTTGACCTGCAGGCAAAGCTGCGTCTACGTCTAATTGTGTCATAATACCTGCAAATTGTCCTGCAGTTGCATTAACACCTTGCCAAATAGAAGTTTCCATTCCTGCGGCAACTTTCTCAGCAGCGTGAGCAATTAAGAAATCAGCAAATGATTTAGGCAATACGTCGAATGCAGAGTAACCCATTTGGATAGCATCCCAATCTGAACGGAAGTCAGTTTTACAAAGTTGTAAGTTAACTTGGAATGTTTCAGGCTGCAAAATTTTCTCAGTAAGTGTAACTGTTGAAGTTGGGTCAAAGTCACAAGTTCCATTTTTGATAATATCGTCAGTAGCTACTCGTTTGATAACTTGCTTGTACTTTACGTTAGGCATAATAGTAATTCCGCCTTTTTCTAAAGTTGGAGCAGACAATAAAGCTGCAGCAATGTACTTACCTGCGAACTCGCCTGCGTAAGTAGTTGAAAT